ATACCTTTTCGATGTCGCTACCGATTGTGGGGACCTTGACAGCGTTCCCGATTGGCTTCGTAACCACATTGACTGGGTGTTCGTGGGGCGGGACGCCCGATTCAACGGAGAGTTTCGTGCAGAGCGCCTGCCGGACAGCTACGACTGGGCGGTCTTCCGTAACCTCTAAAGGGCTAAACAATCCAGAAAAAGTTTCTGGAAAACATTTCCAAGGAGGAGTGACCATGTACTACGCAGAAATCGGCACCGTATCCCACGCTACGCTCCGCCCCGACGATTTGCTCGACGCTTTCGCAGAGACGTTGAACGCACTGGCGGAGTACCGCGCACTGTCCGACGACTCCCGCAACACTGTAGAGCTTGTGGGCTGGACCCACGACGTACTGGCCCACGTCGAGCGGGAGCGGGAAGGTGGTGACGCTCCGGGGTACGAGGAGATGTGGGAGCTTGTGTGGATGCTGGAGGAAGTGCTGTCGGCCTATGCCGCCCCCGGCACCTATTTCGGGGCGCACGAGGGTGACGGGTCCGATTTCGGCTTCTGGCCCGATTGGGACTATCTGGACAGCATCTCCCACGTCTCCGACCCGTGCGAGCTTGACACCATGGGCGGATATGAGTGTGCCCACGTCAACGACCATGGAAACGTGACCATGTACGTTCGTGAAGGCGACGAATGGCGGGCAATTTGGTCCGTCGTTTGAAGTCTACGAGCAAGACTGGGAAAACATTTTCAAGGAGGAAACTGAGATGAGCACCGACGCATACCGCTGGGACGCCGAGGCTGGCTGCTACTTGATGGACACAGCCGCTGGCCCGCGCCCCTACGACCCCGTGATCTACCACATCCCGCCGACCGGCGACATCAGCGTGGATGTCACCAAACGGAGCCCTAGCGGCCCGTTTGATGTCACGGTGATCGACGAGGACACTGGCCTCTCGCTCGGCACCCGTACATTCGCTGACCGCCGTGCCGCCCTCGACTACGCCCGCCTATGCTACCGCGCCGAGGGAGGCAAGGGCTAAACAATCCAGAAAAAGTTTCTGGAAAACATTTTCAAGGAGGAGTCAGATGCCCAAGGTCGAAATTAAAAACCACGATGGCATCGTGCTGAAAGTCGTGGAGGGTGTGGATATGAGGCTTGCGGACCTGAAGGGTGTGGATCTGAGGCTTGCGAATCTGAAAGGTGCGGACCTGAGGTGTGCGGATCTGACCTTTGCGAATCTGGAGGGTGCGAATCTGGAGGGTGCGGATCTAAGGTGTGCGGATCTGAAGGGTGCGGATCTAAGGCGTTCAAATCTGACGGGTGCGGATCTGGCGTTTGCGAATTTCAGGGATGCGGACCTAAGGGGTGCGGATCTGAGGTTTGCGAATCTGAGGTCTGCTAATCTGAGGTTTGCGAATCTAAGCTTTGCGAATCTGAGGTTTGCGGATCTAGAGGGTGTGGATATGTGGGGTGCGAATATGGAGGGTGCGAGCAGCGACTCTGATCTTAAGGTATAGATGCAAAAAACATTTTTGGAAAACATTTCCAAGGAGACAACCGACCGGAGGGAGATGCATGAAGTGTGCGGTCGCAGGGTGTGAGGAGACTGTTCACCCCGTTCGGGTGGAGTGTGGGATCTACACCTGTATGACACATGGCAACCATGCAAAGACGCAAGGCGTAATGGTGCCGAGCAACGGTAAATGTGGAATGACTCTGCAACTAATCCACGGAGAAGCCACACACTTGCAGGGTCTTATGAAGAAGCAAACTCAGCGCAATCGCTGGGCTGGATAAACCAAACGGGAAAAAATTTTTCCCAAAGGAGAGAGTCATGAGCGAGATCGAAATCAGAGACAACAAGGGCATCGTGCTACACACCGTAGAGGGAGATAGTCTCAGGAGAGCGCTTCTCGTGGGAGCGGATCTCGCGGGAGCGGATCTCAGGGGTGCCGATCTGAGGGAAGCGGACCTCAGGCGTGCTGATCTCAGGTGTGCTGACCTCAGGGGAGCGGATCTCACAAGAGCGTATCTCGTGGGAGCGAATCTCAGAGGAGCGGATCTCAGTGGAGCGTACCTCACGGGAGCGGATCTCGGGGGGGTTGATCTGATGGAGGCGGATCTGGAGATGGCGCTTCTCGTGGGAGCGAATCTCAGGGGAGCGAATCTCAGTGGAGCGAATCTCAGGATTACTTATCTCAGGCGTGCGGATCTGAGGGAAGTGGATTTCAGGGGTGCGAATCTGGAGTTGGCGGATCTCAGGGAAGCAGATATCACGGGAGTGAATCTCACGGGAGTAAATCTCAGGGTGGCGAATCTCGCGGGAGCTGATCTCAAAGGAGCGGATCTCAGGGGAGCGAATCTCAGGGGAACCCTCCTCGAAGGAGTGAGGTTGGGAGGTGACGCATGAAGTACACACACTTTCTTGTCGAGTACTACGACCAAGTATCTGGTCGATGGGGGGAGCGCATGTTCACGAGCCGCAAGCGGGCCGATGTCTACATGGATGCAATCCATGATCTACTAAAGACATCGGGGGACGCACACCCGATGGTAGCTATGCAATTTCTGACCACACAGCAGGGAGAGAACTGGCGCAAGCCAAAGAGGAGCAGGTAACGCAGGCCAGAAAATATTTCTGGGAAAAATTTCCGCAGGCAATCGCCTACCTATCACAGCGGCATTTGCCGCAAACAAGGAGATAGCACAATGAGCATCGAAGAACTTCTGGCGTCCGCAACCCCTTACGCCGCAGACCAGATCGCATGGGAGCTTGAGATGGAGATTGATAGACTGGAGCGATCTCTGGATTCACAAGACTGGCGCGATGTTGACAGGACGAGAGAAATCATCTCCCAACAAATTGCAGACTTGATCCGTCTCGCTTCGGCACGCTTTCAGGGTGATGCGTTTTGCAACAATCCATCGCATCACGACCCATCCCAGATGGATCTGTTTTGATTCCCCCAAGAGATCTTCAGCATGAATACAAAAATATTTCTTGTGCTTTTATTTCTGGTCGCAGTGTGGCCGAGCCACTTCATGTCTCTGGAGATGCCCGAGGGTCGGCTGGTGGTCCCAGAGCCGTTAGAGAGCGATTCTGGGCCTTTGGCGGCACATCTGAAGAATGTCCGGTGGTCCTGTCCGGGCGAGGGGTGCCTGAGTGAGAGTGACATAGATCGCCTCGCTGGAGAAATTTTTTCTCAGGCAGACAGTCTAGATCTGGATGTTGCTTTGTTAGTCGGCATACTCATGGTCGAGAATCCTTGGCTTGATTCTCTGGCAGTATCAAGTGCGGGTGCGGTGGGGTTGTATCAAGTCATGCCCATGCACAGGGAGGCGTGGCCGGAATGCGAGGATGCAATAGAGACAGTGGCGGGATCTGTATGCCACGGTTCCGTAATCATTCACGATTTTCTACAGAGGAGAGATAGCAGGGACATGGCCTTGCTTGCATACAACGGATGCAAGGGAGGGCCGTGCGAGGTGTACCCAGAAAAAGTTTCTGGATATTCAGAACAATTTCTCCCGGAGACATGGTAAAAGAGGATAGTTATGAGTGACGAAATGAAGGACCTTCCACGGAAGGAAAAAATCAGGAAGAGGCAGATCACCAATCTCAACAAGGCGAGGCATGCACTTCTTGATGCGTCCAACAACCTGAACACAGAAAGAAACGAGTGCGAGTGTTGCGGGTTTGGTCTCTGGAAAGATGAGCCGGAATCTAGGATTCATAGAAGCCTGATGTCAGCCGTAAAACAGGTCGAAAAGGTTAGGAAAATGATGATACAAGACCTAGAGGACATTGATGAATTGTTGAGCAGATAGGGCGGTGGTTGACAACAATACCATTTTGTATTAAATTTATTACAGGTTAGAAATCTACTAACCAATCACGGGCCGCAGCGCCCAAGCCGGAGGCAGTAATGAGCAGCTATACGAGCAAGACGATTACGCCGCAGGACGCAGTAGAGATCATGGCAGACTTGTCATGGCCGATGAGGTCCAAGCTCCTGACCATCATGCTGGGGTTCGTTGGTCAGGGCAAAACCGTAGGTGCAAGACTGGCTTCAGAAAAAATTTCTGAGAATCTGGGTCGCACACTGGTGAACATGCGTGACCTCGACCGCGCACCGAACGACGAGGAGTTCGTTTACTGGGAGATCAACTGCGCTACTTCTGATCGAAGCGACTTTCAGATCCCGTGGATTGAGGACGGGTCCTACGATCTCATGGTGTTGCAGACGTTCCGACTTCTTGCAGAAAACCCGAACGCACATGGCATGATCGTGCTTGACGAGATCGCCAAAAATCCTGAGTTGGCACCGATTTTTGCGGAGATTGCCAGAGAGCGGAGATTTGGCACCACGTTCAGACTGCCAGACAACATCATGGTTGTGGGTACGGGCAACCGAGCAACGGACAACGCAAGCTCATTCGAGCTACCGGAGGATCTTCGCAATCGTGCAATGATCCTCGACGTTGAGTCAACTGTTGAAAGCTTCATCGACCATGAGGGGAGTAGGCTCGACCCTACACTTGTCGCTGCGCTCAGGCTTCTGGCCGGGACACGAGACAGCCGGTTGGCCATCAGCTATGGGGATAAAGTGAAGGCATCCTCAGATGCACAGAAATGCACGTTCCGTAGCATGTCGTGCTTTAGCGATGTTATCAAATTGGATTCTTGGGATTGGAATAAGCCGCACCATAGACACGCAGGTGCAGGACTGATCGGCTCCTCTGCATTCACTTCGATTGCGGCATGTCAGGACTTTGGCACCCAACTGGTTGCGGTCAACTCATACTTCGATGACCCCGAGGCAAACAAGTCCGAGATCGTGGATGTGTTCGTGAACAACAGCCTTGGTGTGGACGCCATGGGGGACTTCAGGTATGCGCTGATGGTGAGCTTCCTGAACAGGATAAAAAAGGACGCGAGCAATTTCGAGACGGCATGTAAGTACCTCGACATCATTGGCGACACCGACCTCTACCGCTCGTTCCTTGAGTGCGCGAGACAGATGAACGAGTCGTTCGCTAAGACGAGTCGGTATGCGAACAGTCGTGCGGCTGACATCCGCCACACTGCGACCAGAAATAAAATCATAAAAAATATTTTTTGAGAAAAAATTTCTCACATCCACAGGAGCCTCGACATGAGGACTATCGAAGCAGAGCAGTATTTCGTTTGCAGCCTTGAGGTGAACAAATTCACCGGCACCAAGGGCGACAAGGAGATGAAGTCCCAGCTTGTTGATTACGATAACAAGCGTGTGGGCGCTACCTTCCACCGCATCCCCACCAAGTACTTCACGGCCATCCGCAAGGCCGAGGCGATGGGACGGGAAGCCTTGGCTGACGGCAACTGGCTATGGACATCCAAGCAGCCCGGAGAGTCCGGGAGATCGTCGTCGCTGGATGGGTATCTCGTTCATCACGAAGACTTCTACGAACTAGACAAGCGCATGACCGCAGCTAGGAATGCTTTCTGGTCTGCTGTCGAAGAAAATATTATCCGCATGTACGATTGGCATCGTCGGCAGGGCATCTATGCCTACAGGGAGGCCACTGGTAATGAGATGTCAGAATCCCAAATGGAACGGTTCTACCCACATGTTTCTGAGGTAAAAAAGTCCTTCGACTTTCGGTTCAAGCCCTTGCCATTGTACGGGGTCCAGAGCGATACGGATTCACCAAGCAGATGGCACCCATCGTGGAGCAACGAGAAGCGGGACCTGTTCGAGCGTGTGCAACAGGCTGCAATCGAAGATCAAAGCCGTAGAGTCCAGAGCGGCATGGAGAATCTTGTCGGACGAGTTCTGGAGGTGGCCCGCAAGCAGGCAGAAAATATTTCTCAATACAAAAATTCTGATGATGGCCCAAACGGCAGCTTGCCTTATGCGAACACATGGTCCGCTATGCAAGACCTTGCAGACGAACTGAGCAAGTGGAGCGGCAGGGTTCAAAACGATAACGGTAGGATGCGTGGACTTGCTGCGGACATTTACAACATGATGAGCGGTATCAACGCTGCAACTGCGGGGAATATTTCCGATCTCCGTGGCATGATGTCCCATGAACATTCACCGATCCGAGACAAGGTCGGGTCGCAACTGAAGGACATTGAGCGTTCTGCGTCTTCTGCACTGGAAGACTTGCTTTCTTAACCCATTCTCAATCGGAGAATAAAATGAGCCTTACCGCCCAGCAGGAGACACAGGCGCACCGTCTGTCCGTAGCCAAGTCCGAATGCTACAGATTGTCCATGGCAAGTGCCGCAATCTTGGGACCTATCCCAATCTTGATTGACGACAGGCAACCGACTGCGTGTACCGATGGCAAGAAAATTTATTTCAGCTCTGTTTTTGCCGAGACACTCAACCCGCTAGAGATTAACGGTACGATCATCCACGAATCCCTGCACATCCAACTCATGCACTCGCTACGCATGACCATGTTGGTCGAGCGTGGCTTTACTCCACATGAGATCAATGTTGCCGCTGACTACATTGTCAATGGCAAGATGAGAAGGATGAGGGGGTATGGTTCCTCGTTCTTGTTGCCAGATGGTGCGCTGTTTCACGATGTTTTTTCTGCTTCCGACGAGTACAGTCTGGAGTATGTGTGCGAGGAGCTACGCAAGAACCCGCCCCCGCAACCACAGGGCCAACCCCAACCACAGAACGGTGGCGAGAGCGGTCAGGAAGACGGCACAGGCCCTTCGGAGCCCCAAGAGGGACAAGGACAGGGACAGGAAGACAAGAACGCTCCACCCGTCTCTGCCGGGACAGGCCCCGGTGACATCATCCCGATGCCCGACATCGACGCGGATGATCCACGACAGGTTCAGGAAGCAGTCAACGACATTCAGGACCGTCTCACCCGCGCCCAGATCGCAGAGAAGGCCACGGGCATGGGTAGTGGTGTGGGCACAACTGTTGTCGACAACTCCGACTTGGTGTCAAAGACTGTACCGCTTCAGACCATCAAGAAGTTTATCCGAGATCATGTAAAGTCTGGTCGCACATGGAAGCGCCCGAACCGTAGATTTATTTCTCAAAAAATTTATATGCCTGCACGCAACATAAACCCCAACAAACTTTACTGCTGCATGGATACGAGTGGGTCCGTTGGCATGATTGAGACACAGCAGTTCAGGGACAACTTGGTATCTTGGTCGTCGGTTGGTGGCATAGACAAGCTTATGATGTCATATGTCGATAGTCGTATTCACAAGAACGAAGACACAGGCACGCCATGGTTTGAGATCACCACTGCCAGTGGGCGCAATGCCAAGGATATGGTGCTTGAGCTTTACGGTGGGGGCGGGACAACGTTCGATCCCATCTTTAATCACATTGCAGAAAACAAAGAGCAGATCCCCGGATTGATTTATTTCACAGACGGCTATGGCCGAGTCTCTGCACCGAAGCCCCCATTTCCGGTGCTATGGGTGACGACGCATGTAGCCCCGACATTCGTAAACCAGAGGCCATGGGGGGAGGTGGTGTACATCTGATGCGTATCATGACAATACGAAACGTGCTTCAGGCTCTTGGTCAGGAGGTGGGCACGATGGTCGAGTACGGGACCGGAGAGGTGAGCTGGACCGACCTAGAAAAATTTTCTGGACAAGCAATTGATGCGGTAAACTTCTTGGACGATGTGGTCGCGGATTTCAACGCGACAATGAAGAAGCACTTTGAATTCTTCGTTGACATGAAAGCTTCAGATGCGTGGGTCCACATGTCCCCTGCGGAAAGACGAAGGGCTCAGGAAGTGATGAGCGAGATGCGATATATGTATGATTTCTTTTTCCACGGAGAAAAGTGATGAGAACGCAGCAAGCCCGTGATATTCGGGACAAGGCAATCTCCGACGCCATGGAGCTTGGGCACTCACCCAAGATGCTCACCCGTTCTGGTGCCATGGAGCTATGGGTTTGCGAGAACGGATGTAACTGCGTTATTGATGCGTGGGACAACCCCGCCATCGTTAACGGAAGCATGGCTCACGTTCAATGCAAAAACCCCCGGCCTAACACTTAGCTAGACCGGGGGTCGCGGAGACGGCATGAGCAGTGCCGTACAGTCACCATCGCGATGGTTGACTGATGCTAAAATCTAAAGTCGGAAACGGAAATGGGCAATGATTTAATTAAGTCTCAAATAAAAAATTTGAGAGCAGGCCAGCACAAGCTTTTGTGTCCCATTTGTCAGGGCTCGCGGGGCACAAACAAGAAGGACAGGCCGCTGTCTGTTCGGGTTGCAGCAGATGGCGTCCAGTATCACTGCCACCACTGCGGGGAAAACGGTGGGTGGTACAACGAGAAACCCAAGCAGCAATACTATGAACCTGTACAGTACCGGGAGGCGGTCGTGTTAGAGGACACGAATCAAAATGAGCATGCAGTATCCTACTTGGAGAGCCGTGGGATCTCTCGCGATGTCATGGACAACTACGCAATACTTAGTGAGTGGTCGTTCTCTGGTAAAAAGAAACCCGCTGTAGGTTTTCCATACAAGGACAACCAAGGTCGTGTTGTTTCCGTAAAGTGGCGTTCAGCCAATGGCACCAAAGAGTTCAGCCAGCAGGGTGTGTGTGAGGACTTTTTCAACGTAGAAAATTATTCTGAGGGCAACGACCTGTTGATCTGCGAGGGTGAGATGGATGCTCTGTCGTGGATGACTGCGGGTCTGCCCGACAACGTGACGGTGGTATCTATCCCGAACGGTGCGCCACCCAAGGTCAAGGACGGCAAGATTGATCCCGCTGACGACAAGAAGTTCCGATACATCTATAGATCCAAGAGCGTGCTGGATAGCGCACCCCGCATCATTATCAATACCGACAACGATGGTCCCGGTGACGCTCTAAAGACGGAGATCTTGCGGAGGATCGGTCGCTCGAAAGTCTGGATTGTCTCACTAGGAGAACACAAAGATGCGGCGGAGGCCCTCAATAATTCCGGTTCAGAATTTTTATTGGACTGCCTTGAAATGGCTGCTCCAGTTCCAGAGGTGGGGCTTCACAATGCGGAGGTGTTCGATCCACAGTATGTGGACCTGTACGAGAACGGTCAGGTAACTGGAGCAAGCACAGGTATCGCGTCACTGGATAACCTGATCCAGATACCCACTGGCATGTTGACGGTCGTTACAGGCTTCCCAAGCTCCGGTAAGTCGGACTTGATAGACCAGATCTGCCTGAACCTAGCCCGAAGCCACAACTGGAAGACTGTCTACTGCTCTTTCGAGAAACCGCCCGAACTGCACATGGCCCAGTTGGCCCAAAAATTTATTGGAAAGCCATTTTTCGACGGTCCATCGGCAAAGATGAGTCCCGAAGAGCGTGACTACGCATCCAAGTGGATTAACGAACACTTCCTGTTTATGGATTACCGGAGGGACGGGCCATCTGAGATCTCAAAGATTCTTGAGATTGCAAGCTCTGCTGTTATGCGTATGGGTTGCAGGATCTTGGTGATTGATCCATACAACTATCTGGATGTAGGCTCTAACATGAGAGAGACAGATGCCATCAGTCAGATGCTCACTCAGGTTCAGCTATGGGCCAAGGAGCATGATGCCCATGTGTTCTTCATTGCACACCCAACAAAGATCAGTCCCGACAGAAGATCTGAGCGCAAGGTCATAGTGACGGGGCATGACATTGCAGGGAGTGCGGCGTGGTTCGCGAAGGCCGACATTGGCTTGTCGGCATGGCGTCACCCGAGGGACGAGGAGCCGCCCGAAGCTCACGTTTGGAAGGTTCGTTGGTCTTGGCTTGGTCGCAATGGGTCATGCCCGTTGACGTTCGACAAGCCGACCGGACGTTGGAGCGACTACAAGTTTGAAGACGATTACGATTGGGATTTTTGATCCTCAATCTCGCATAGCTCCCTAAGCTTTGCGATCACATCGTCTGACATTTCGATAGGCCCACAAACAATAATTGTTCTAGGATTATTTTTATCTAATCCATGTTCAATGTATTTTCGTTTTATCTGTCTATCGTTTGTGTAAATTATGTTTTGTAGTAAGTCTAAGACTAAAGACTCATCTAAGTCTGGTCTTCTGGTTTTGTAGTAAATCTTTATAGCTATACATAGATCACCTTCTAAAAGATTCTCTCTAATACTTAGTTGCTTTACTAAGTTATTACTGTAAGAGAGAGCTTTTTCACTCTTGATAAAGCGAGGTGTACCATGGATTAGTACTGCTCTACGCTGATTGGCTTTAGACGCGGGCTCGCCGCTAACGGTAACGTAACACGGAGTTTCGTCAAGGCCATTGCGCCAGTTTGTTTCTTTCTTTATCATTCTCATCCAAATCCGTTTCACCCAAACAGCGGAGGCCAAATGTCGGATGAACCTTGGTATCATGTCCGACAACACGCAGGACCACCGCCGTCTACGTCAGGAAGGAAAAGTAGATGGGGGCATCTCCCTCTGTCAGAGATAGAGGTGGGAGACATGATTGAACTTCCCATGAGGTCAGGGGAGTCGTCGTCCGTGATTCCTGCACTTAGTAGTTATGTGTGGAGAGAATCAAAAAAGCTAGGAAAAAAGTTTTCTGTCAAACGAATCACAATTGGAATTGGAATCTGGAGAACACAATGAGCTTTGTCGAAGAGATTGATCGGTTGGTTGCTGATACCATTACACAAAACGAGGTCGTCATGCAGGAAGCAAGCGGGAGCATCCAGATTCACGATGGCATCCCGATGCCCGCCACCGGAGTCAATGGGCGTGGGCGCAGCCCCCGGTACCCCCTGATGGAGATGCAGGTCGGCCAGTGCTTCTTTGTTAATGCCGACCGCAGTGAAGATGGCAAGAGGGAGGAGCGGACGCTTCGCCAGACGGTGTCTAGGTACCACCGCAGAAACAAGCAAGCTAACATCCGATGGGTAGTGGCCCGTCAGGACGACAATCGCATTGGCGTATGGCGTAAGTCGTAATGAAAATCACGAATCAGTTCGGTGCCCCACAGCAGTTCGTGACGGCGCTGACAAACGACAGTTACTCGAAAGGTGAGGCTGACTTCAGCGCAACCGGACTGCTTCGTCCACCGCAGATTGCCCACCTAGAAAAATTGAATGAAGAAAAATTGTCTACAGATGTATCAGACATGATCTTCGCTCTTCTGGGGACTGGCGTACACTCCTTGCTTGAGGGGTGTGCGCCGGAGGGCTCTCTCGTTGAGAAGCGTTGGTTCGCTGAGATGAATGGCTACACCATCTCTGGAGCAATCGACCTGTACAACGACGGGCATGTGATGGACTACAAGGTCACGGGCACCTACAGCACACAGGTAGGGAAGATAGAGTGGGAGCAGCAGCTAAACATCTACGCTTGGCTGCTCAGGCAAAACGATATGCCGGTCAAGTCTCTTACGATCTGCGCGATCTGTAGGGATTGGTCACAGACAAAGGTGGGCAGGCAGCGCAACTATCCCGATTCACCCATCGTGACGATTGACATCCCGGTCTGGCTACCAGATGCAGCAGAGCGGTTTGTGGCAGAGCGGGTTGACCTACACACGGGTGACCATGTACGGGACTGTACAGACGATGAGAGGTGGGCGAGGAAGGGCGGACAGTACATCAGGTGTGAAAGTTATTGTTCGGTCGCGGATTTTTGTCCGCAATTCAAGGGGGAGATATGACCACCTGTAAGGAGTGTAGGTTTTTCAGGCCCAGTATTGGAGATGATGGGAAACCGAACCTAAATGCCCTCGGATCAGGGCAGTGCAGGCGAAACACGCCGGTATGGAATGAGTACTGCACCGGCTGGCCCGCCGTCCACGAGACGCAATGGTGCGGTGAGTGGAGAGCCATTCTGAAGACTACTCGGGACGTTACGGATTCAGGTGAGTTTAGAGCCATTCGTGAAGTCATGGACCTACAGGATGAAACCAAATGAGCGAGAAGCAAGCAACTGCCGCTGACATCTGGAAGACCCTATCCAAGCTCAATGTAGACGAGCATACGGAGGACCGTAACGGACTCTCGTATCTGTCGTGGGCTTGGGCATGGGGGATCATGATGGATCACTACCCGGACATGAGGGTGACATGGCACGGCGATGGTACGCACGTTGACCACATCGTCTATCCGGGAGGCACGGCATCAGTCGCCTGTACGGTGTCCATCGGGTCGGTCAGTCAGCATATGTGGCTACCCGTCATGGACTATAGGCACAAAGCGATTGCGAACCCTGATGCCCGTGCGATCAGTGATGCGAAGATGCGGTGCATGGTGAAGTGCTTCGCCCTCTATGGCCTTGGCCATTACATCTATTCCGGTGAGGATCTTCCGCCCGGAGATGATCAGGGAAAAAATACTTCCCAAGATGTAAAACCAAAGAGCCATGCCCCAAAGAAGCTTGAGGCGAGTAGCCCAAAGAAGCAGGAAGTCACCCGTGAGAATTCTGACTTCGTGTACGGGGAAGAGCTAATCAAGTCGATCAAGGCTACAGCGAACCGTCTTAACAAGGCTGGGTGGGAGCCAGACGACGACTTCAAGAAGCGCATCAAAGCAGCCCTGTCTCGTGGGGAGATAGACATGCTCCTCGCAGTCAAGGCAGATCTTGAGGCATTTGAGTCACCCGTAGAACAACTTTCAACCCCTTTCTAAACCAACATGAACAACCCAGACAACAAGCCCAGACTCGACTTCGCAATGTTCAAGAACACCTACGCGAAGAGCGACAAACACCCCAAGGAAACCGGGAAGATTGAGATCACCCGTGAGTTTCTTAAGGCAATGGTTGAGGTAGCAAAGACCGGGACGATGCCGGTGCTAAAGGCGGCGTCTTGGGAGAACGTTTCCAAGAAGGGTCTGGCTTATCGCAGTATCCGCATTGAGTTTCTGGAGCCGGAGCCGGTGGACACACGGTCTTATGGCGAAAAGGCGGGTGCGGCAGAGGCACAAGCTGTTGACGACGGGGACGACATGCCGTGGTAAACAAGAAGCAATTCCTTCTTAGAATCTCTGAGGAGCTTCTTAAAGAAATTCAGCGTGAGTCTGAGGAGGAAGGTTGTAACCAGAGCCAGTGGATTCGCATGGCGATCCAAGAAAAACTGGACAGAAAAAATATGTACACATGGGAAAATGCAGAGCCAAGCGTTCCCGAAGTAGCACGAAGAAAGAAAAATGCTTGGTGGTTGTGAGTCGTTGCACCGACTTACAACGGGTGTAGTAGTGGCCCCTACTACGGGCTGCCCTCTTCGGTTTTTGAATACTCCTCCCGAAGAGGGCAGCCAGCCCTAAAAGAAATTGGAGGAAGATATGAGCAAGGAGGAAGACATGAGCGCTGTACCGGCATGGTTGGCGGATGCACTTAATGACCCGCTGCAAACCTCAATGTTTAGTAGCGCAGAAGACTTGCGAGACCAAGCAATCGAAAAACTAGAGGTTGCATACGACAATTGGATAAGCTCTGTATTGAAAATAATTTCTTCAATACCACATCAACAAACATTCACCACTGACTACTTGTGGGAACAGGTTGATAGCGAGCCCCGTGAGCCACGCGCCATGGGTGCCGTTATGACCAAGGCAAGGAAAGATGGGTTGGTTTGTGCGACAGGAAATTACGTAAAAAGCAGAAGGGCTGAGTGCCACGCTCGCCCCGTAATGATATGGAGGCGCATGTAAATGAAAAACACGCAGAAACTATTGCCCAGTCTGGACTGCTTCAAAGGCAACGTAAGGGGTCAGTCTGGTTATGCAGCCATGGTCGGTAGCGTCCTCATGCACTTCTTGAGTGGGCACAAGCCACCCCCGAAAGACGGTTGGAATAACTGGAAGGAACTCTTCTACATTCAAGCCAGTGTAGCGGGGCTTAGTGAATTGGAAGCCTCAGAATTCCTGAACCACATCTGCTTGGTATTAGTCGCACTGGGCGTTATAGATGCACCAAATGGTGCTGTATCCAAAGACAATATTCACTAGGAGACAGCATGACTGCGACAATGGCATTTTTTGTGGGCATAGCCCTTGGCTCACTGATGGGGTTGCTGTCAATGTCACTGGCCGTAATCGCCAAGTCTAGTGAAGAAGGCTACACCTTGCTTAAGATGAATAAGGCGCAAGCGGACGACTCGGACCCTAGCCACCCAGAGTAGAAACAATCACAGCCGTAGCCAATACGGCTGGCAGGGACCGTGAGAGGCGCTTGGGGAGTGAGGGATTAGCCTTCACTCTCCAAGCGTCTCTTTCGTCTCTCAGCGCGGCTGCAACGGCCTCTGACGCCTGTACCTGAGCCGCCTGTACCCCGATCACAGAATCGGACACCTCAATCCTTCGCCAAAGCAGGGCGCGGTCGGCTCTCAGTGCATCAATCTCATCTTTCAGGGCAACGACCACCGAGTCGTGCGCTTGTTGCAGAGAAATAATTTGCTCAGAAATAATTTCTTGTCCCGCTGCGCGAAGGCTATCAACAAGGTGGGTTGTGCGCTCACCGTATGAGCGCGATGCGTTATCAGCTCTAGCTCTGGCTTGTACAGCAACAGCCCTCAAGCTCTCACCTTCTTGCTTGAGGCTGTCCACCACAAAGACATACCTCGCAGAGATCTCGTCCAGCCTGTCTTTGGCCTGAGCCAATTCTAACTCAGCGTTAGATGTCCTTTTGTTCAGTGCTTCCAGCTCAAATTCCGGTTTCAAGAAAATATTTTTTATAACAAACAAAGTTATAAAAATACAGGCCAGCGCCATAAAAATATTTTTCAACATATTATTCCACAACGAACCTGTACGCCGGGGTCCGTGAGAGTACGCCGGTAATAGTTTTTCTGTACACCGTGCTATTCTGTACGTCACCGGACTCAAGCATGGCCCGAAGGAGTAGCCTGAGCTTTCGATCTGAAATACCGATTACCTCGACAAGCTCTCTTGTGGTGAACGAGTACGGGTCTTCGTCTGGCTTGGCCTCCCTTCGCTTCTCAATGGACTGTGAGATTTGCTCAAGGATTTCTGCCTCAGTAATCATTTGATTTCCATTTGGGTGGGACGTTCTGGTAAATACAGAATAGGTTCGACTGAATATCTACCACCGCTGACAGGGACACAGACAAGCCCTATGTCAGCCATGCTCTCTGCCACACGGTGAACATATTCGGTAGCCAACTGCCAAGCGGGCAAAGCTACCGCGCGAGTTTTTATTTTGTGGATATTTCCACTGTCAGCGAACTGGTGGAAGTGACTGCGAATGGCTAGGTCAGGTGGGGTCAGGCCGTCCATCATGTAGTTGTAGCAAATGTCCTGAGCGTACCATCGCATGTACGGACCCTTCGTGTGAGCCCTACGGCCCATGCGTCCGTGGTGTTTGACATCGAAGTCTACGCCCCCGATTGTCACCTTGCGCCAATACGAAGACATCTGCCCAGTGTCAGGATCTCCCATCACCGGCCACCCCTGAGACTTCAGAGCGCGAGCTATGCCTTCTTCAGTGTTTCCCGACTCTCCTACATGAGCGGCGGTGCCGCGAATGATGTGGATTGAGTCAGGCTTCAGGGCGAGGGGGATACGCATGGACTCAAGGAAGCATGTGATGTGTATGCCCGTGAGTCGGCTTGCGATCTGAGAGGTGCGGTGATGATCACCGTCGATGGCATCGCCGTTAACTACGATGTGTAGTTTTGTTTTTCGGCTCCGCATTTCTTTGACACGCTTCCATGCGTCGAGCCAGTTATTCCAGAGCCAGACTTGAGATTTGTTGGGCTTGTACCAGCCACCGTCGTCTAGCTCTAGCCCCTCTTCTGGGCACAGCCCCACCGTAGATCCACAGTGGGTGTCACCAAGAAATACTACGAGGTGTTCATGGTTCTGTTTCATCGTCGTCTATAAAAACAAGAGCGCCACACACAAGGCAGTAACCGTCGTCACCTACATCACTACCGCACTTATCGCAGTCCATGTAGAAACTGTCCATGTCCCACCCGCACATCCAACAGAAGCGCGCACTGTCCGCATTGGAACAACACCGAGGGCACAACATTTATGGCCTGTTCTTGAAAACGTTTTCTAGTCCAGCAATGCCGAACGAGCCTAGTGTGATGATTAGGAATGAGTTGTACACAAACTCTTTGATCTCCAACTCATAGCCAAATATACCCGAACCAATGTCTATAATACCAGTAATAACCATCATCGCAAAAGAAAGAAATCCGATAATAGTTTTTTCATTCCAGCTATTGTCGTCCCGGAAAATAGACCAAATATCTTTCATGTGTGTGCAGGATCAGAGATAATAAGGGCGTGAAAGTCTTTGCCCTTCAGGGAGTCCATGTACTTGCGATGAGCCTTTTTGGAACCCCACACGGCGAGCTTGCCGTCTTCGGTTTCCCCACGCGAGCCACCGGGGGCGATGCACCCCTCTAGCTGACGAGCGTAGTTGGCACCGTGGACAAGGATGCGACTACGACTGGGCACGATAACCTCGAATGTTTCGTAGTTACCCCTGTGGTACCAGTCGCGCTTGCAAGTGTACTCCCCGGCAGGAATAATTTTTTCTGCGTTTTCTATTGTCCACATGGTCAGGCCGTCTTCGTTGTACATCTTGCCCCAGACAGCATCGCCTTTGGTCTTTTCTCGTTCGAGAAACCATTTCATTATCTGACCACGTTATTAATACGGACGAGTACTTCGGAACCTAAACGCCTACCGCGCTCATTAAGTTCATCCAGCCTTCTTCTTTTTTGTTCGTCAGAAAGTGTTTCGCTTTCAGCCACTTCATTTCTTTCTGCGCGAAGACTTCTCATTCTGCCGTAATAACTTTTCAGGCTACGGGAAATAGCAAGCTCGTCTTGAAACCTATCCCTGTAGTACTCAATACGCTGTCTGGGCAAACCCTCTTGCTGCATGCGTCTAAAGTCGGCTGCCCTATCGGATGCCCTTTTAAGGATGTTGTATGCTTGGTATTCGATCTGCCCCACATCCTGACTTAGTGTATTGAATCTTGCAGAGCCCAGAACACGCTGCACTCTTTCTGCATTTGGGTACCGAGAAAGCGGCGTAGCCCTACCTTGGGCGGCTCCAATTGCATCGTATGCGTCCATGGATCGTCTTGCCGTTGTGCCACCAAGGCTATTCAAAAGCGCCTGAACCCTGAGCGGAGATATGACGCCTCCGGGTATCGCATTAGCAATATCCTTAGATAGTGTAGATGTTCTGGATGTCTGCCTTCTCGACGGATCTCTAGTCTTTAAGTACTGTGGCTCAATATCTCTGTAAAGAAATAGGTCCTTGTTAATTACTTGCTCAATAAGTGGTTGTATCGCAGCAGGAATAGGCAGGGCACCAGTAGCCGCTGACTTTGCAAAATCTTCTGCGCTGTCAAGGACATCGCGCAAAAGCATCTTCTTGTCTGAAGCATTTTTAACAGGAGAGGCTGACTCGATTCTCCCGGATTGAGCGAGTGCATCAAGCCCTCTTTCAAACAGAGAGCCAAACGCATAACCAAGCTCAAACGGTTTAGGAATAAACCAAAACCCACCTTCATCCTTGGGTACGACCCAAAAAAGATTTCTTTTATAAAGGTCTAGATCCCAGTACTCAGGGTTATCTTTGTTGATGTTCCATAGGGCGACTGTTGGGGCAGTAATGGTGGCCCCAAGAGCAAGGATGGCTTGTGACGCCTGCGCCGCCTTCTGTAGTACTGTTGGGTCCGTCAGGTCGTCGGTTGCTTTAATGATATCGCCCGACATTATCCTCGTGAGCTTGTCCCAACTCTGCAATGAGGCATTGAGGAACGGCGTGATGCTTCCATAGTCCTTGACCGTCTTGAGGTTTCCTTTTTTCTGAAAGGGAAGGGTAACATCGGCAGACGCTAGAATTGATCTTTCGCTTGTAGCACCCTCTTTCATCAACTGCTTCGCCATTGCCAATCTTGCAGCATTTTCTGCTGCCATACCAAAAAACTTTAGTGCATCAAAAAAGTTTTTTGGAAAAGAAATAATCGACGCTTTTTCCTCTGGGGACATCCGTGCGTTGATAATTTTTGTGAGTTCTTCTTGGGTGTTTATTAGACCAGCCTTCACGCCACCCATTTGCCGGAATAATTCAAACGCTCTTGGGTCGCCAAACCCAAGATCCTTGAGCAAGACATCTTGAATTTCAGCAACTGCGCCGGAAGTGTTTCGTGCAAACCCGGCGTTTTGCCACCTAAATATGGACGTCATCGCATCTGCGATCTCCATTGTCGGTCTGGCAAGAGTTCCACCAGAAACGCCAAGCATGGCTCCGGTCAGGGCACCCCCAAGTCGGTCTTCCTCATCCAGTACTGCCCCGGCAACAGCACCTACACCGGCACCGGCACCGGCCTCAAGCGCGGCAGGGGCTCCGCGCTGCACAGCCCTTTGTGCCGCATAAAGCGGAAGGTCGCGACCAAGAGCCATAACACTAAAGTCTGGCAGAAGCGTAATGAACTGACGCTTTAGGTTGGCAACTTGCTGCATGATCTTCATTACTCGACCAGCCGAAGCTTGGTCTACTTGAGTAATGCCATCGAATAGATCGTTGTCGAAAACCTCAAAGTGCCTGACTACCCTCTCGCCCGTGGCCTCGTCTATCACTCTAGCTGAAACAACTCTGCCGCCAGCTTTCCGTGACTCTTCCGCCGCTTCGTCGCCCAAGAGTTTGATTATAGGGCGACCCGCAGAGTCTACCCACTGACCCCCATGATCTATCAGGGAGCCATAGAAAATATCATTTACACTTTGTTTTTGCTGGTTGCCAAACGTGTCCAGTGTGTCCTGAAAGGCGACGGAAATTGGGTCGTTTAGTTTTTTGCCGGTTGTGTTTGCGTTTCTTCTGCTTAGGGGTTGTTCGATTTTCTTTGGTGCAAATCTGTTCGTGGCGTCCCCTGCACGCGGGCCCTTAGAAACAAATTCACTGGGATGCAAGCGCAATGGGCTATAGAAATCCCTTGTACCTCTCAAGTCGCTTAGGCTAAGGGCAGGGTTTAGGTTTACTAGCTTGCTAAAATATTCCTGTAGCTCGTCGGACCCTTTCATTAGTACCGGATCTGCCTCAACAATCCGAACTTTTTCAGCAGCCTCGTCAAACAATTGGCCTGTAGATCCGTACTTTACATACTCTTCATAGTCAGAAATTTTTTGTTCTATCTGTTTTATTCTGGTTTTATCCGCTTTTGACAGATTTTTTTTAGCTTTCAGCGTTGCGAGTTTCTGCTGTTCTTTCGGCAGATCCGCTATGGTTTGCTGCCTCGCTGCCCAATCCGCCCTAATTTGAGCAGCCTGACCAACCTCTTTAAGATTGTTTTTATAACGAGCAAGGATTGGCCCCATATTGGCAGAGAAGTACTGGCTTGCCTTACTTGACGCACCCTCTAGCCCAGAGATTGCATCCCGAAATTTATATGCAGCTTTCTTGTCACCAGATGTAAGTATTGCACGATACGCGGCTTCATCTTGATTGGTGAGCTTGGATCTCCATCTCTGTAAAAGAGTAAGAAATTGCGGGCTATTTGTTTTTGGTGGCGCATCGCCACTCAAATTAAAGTCACCCAGCCTCCCTGCTGCGTCCGTTTTGGGTAAAGCTGCTCGCCCACCAAACGCCAACGCTCCCAAACCTGTTCCAACAAACTCTAGTGCAATCTCTGACGACAAGGGGTTGCCGGTTTCTTCGGCGTATGCAAACGCTCTGGGGACATTCACAGGCGCTTCCGCAGCCAAGGCTGCCCCTACCTGACGCGCCCTGCTGGCACCGACAGCTCTCTGGATAGCTTCAAGTTGAGGGCGAGCATACTTCATCATTGCGAGTCTGCCCAAGCCCAGAGAGCCTATGGTTGTTAGCGCCTCCCCTACAACCCTGCCACCAATCCTTCCGACCGTACCCGCAGTGCCAGATGGGGCCAATATTTCCTCAAGAGAAGATTCTACATTTTGAGAAAATTCTTTGAGTCCTGTAGCTGGAGCCTCAAGGGCTTCTGGCAGGATTGCTTCACCCAGAAGGCCCAACCCTTCACCAAGGCTTGTTGCGGCCTGAGACAAACCAAAGGCTGCTCCGGCTGCGGTCTCACCAAGAACGCCACGGTCTTCATTAGATCCACCGCGCATACCGGCAGCAATCTGTGATACGGCCTGACCGTGTGTTAGCCCGGACGAACGAAGCTCTTCGTACCGTCTCCTGATTTCTTGCTCATCCATGGACTAAAATTCTATTTGATAGGTGTTCTTCAATAAGCCGCCATTTGCTGCCCCCTGAAGGCCGCCATTTGCTTTCCTCTGAAGAGTTTCTTCAACCCTAAACTCTTGTGCCAAATCTGGTTTTTCGATCAGTATGTACTGCGTAACAATATCCCTGAGCCTTTCGGGAGTATAACCAAGAGCCGCAGCCGCTTCGGAATACACATCTACAATTCCGTCTCTAATATCTATCACATTGTCCGGATTTTCTGAGGAGATATTGCTGACGCTTTCTGCTATGGCACTAAGTAGGCGGTTTCTTCCTTCTATAGATGCGGTTTCTGTTGCTTGTCTTGGTGCAATGCCAAGCATCACGGACGCCATCAAACGCTCCGACTCATCTTCAGAGTTAAGCATCTCTGCAAACCGAAGTTTTTCTTCAGTCAGACGCTGCCTCTGAACCTCTTGGTAATCGCGCTCGTCTTCAACCATGGCCCTTTCCATGAGTGCTTCCTGCTCTGCACGGGAAAGTCCCGCTTCCTGAGCAAGTGCAGCCATCTCCATGGCTCTTGACTCATCCATGATACCTTCACGCCGCCCACGCTGTGCGGTCTGAAGTTCACGCAGGGGTTCACCGGCAGTCGGCACCTGACCACGCGCCATGGCACGAGCGACGTTGCTCAAAATATTTGCTTGAGCAGAAAGTCTATCAGACTCTGTATCAATACGAGACTCAAGAGACTGAGCGTCTGCACGGGCACGGTCGAGTACAGCCCGTTCTTCTGGGGTCATCTGAAAGTACTGGCTGAGATCTAGTTCCTGCCGCTGCACTGCCGGTGCCTGCATAGAAGCAACGAGGGAAGGAATGCCCCGGTCTTCCTGCCGCTGTTCCGGTTGCGCCAGAAATTGCTGCAACATCTCTTGCGTAGTATTAGGCAACGAATGACGACCTAGTTCGTCATGCTTGCCATAATACGCTTCAGATCCACTAATAGCAGGATCATAACTATATCTTTGCGGCAACGACTCTTCTTGAGGTTCCATGTCGGGTATGCCCCAAGTTGGAACCCCGTAGACATAACTTCGCTCCGATGGGGTAAAAAGATCCTTGACGAAATCTGTGGTGCTATTAAAAAGGTCTCGGCTCTTTATGTTAAAGGCATCCTGATAACCCATCATCTTATCGGCCGGAGACCCCGGCAGCACCCACTCTGGTCGCTCGCCAACCAAACGATATCCTTCAACTCCGTAATGGCGACCACGCGAGTCATGGGGATGAAACGGTATGTCGCCGCCTTCGTGATACCCAACAAGCCCACCATCAGCCATGGGCTGCGGCATGGGGCTTTGCATCATCATCTGCTGCTGCATCATCTGCTCTGGGCTCATATCCATCATGGCCTGTTGAGCAAACATTTCCTGTTCAGGAGACAATTGCTGGGGGATAGAGCCAATGCCCGAGAGTGCCCGTTCGATCAACCTGTCGTGGACAGTGTTCGTGGGCTGCTGTGCCTTGCGAGACTGGTACGCATTACGCTCCTGCTCACGCCTAACCATTTCCTGCTGGATGAGGTATGCAGGAAACATGTTGGGCATCTGAGCTTCCTGTAGAAGCCGCTCGTCAGAAAGCGACTCTACTTCGCGCTGCAACTGTAGGATATTAGGGGGCATCAGATATCCTCCGTCCACGATACGGAAGCGTTCCCACTATTGTCTCCACCCATTCTGCTTCTCATGTAATCTTCAAAAAAATTTCTGTCCCGCTCGCCTCGTTGGTACTCCCGATATGTACCAAGACCACCAAGTAGAGTTGGGACAATGGAACCAAAGAATCCCTGACCCTGCGTAGGCATAGCCTGCGTATCTCCACGGTACGGAAGCGCCCCCATGACCCCTAGCTGTGCCTGAAGATTCTGATAAGGCATCATAAACTGCTGCTGCCCAGCCTGACCAAGCATGCCAAGGCGCTCCATCTGCTCTCTCTGCTGCTGGCCACCAAGAGAGGCAAGGCCACCAGCCATCTGCATCTGTCGATTAAACGCATCGGCATATGCGCGGGCTCCAAGGTCTTCGATCTGCTGCCTTGCACCCTGCCTAACCGCCTGTTCACCGAGGCCGTGGCGACCGCTGCCAAACGCTCCCGCCAATGCGGCCTGAGAGCCAATGTTCTGAAGCTGCCCGGCCTCTTGCTGCCGGATCATGCGCTCCTGTAGCGACACCTGTGGGTCAATAAAGCCCTGCGCCCCACCTGTCATTGTCTGGTATGCATCAAGGGTGGCCTGTGGCCCCTGACCCATCCCATAAATCTGCATTCCCTGAAGTGCAGCCTGTTGCATTGGGGTTCCGTATGGGAACATCTGCCCATATTGCTGCGCCTGACCCGCAACACCCGATGCCCATGGAGCAATCTCTGGGGCAACGCCGTAGCTGTACGTCATACCTCCTTCTTGGTACGACGGAGGACCCATAGGAAGCCTTCTGGCCTCGCGACCATCTTGATCGGCCATGCGCTGTGCCCGGAGCAACAGTGCAGCGATACCACGACGACCTTCTGGGTTAACGTCAGGATAGTTTGTCTGACGAATCTTTCCTGCATCAGCAGCCTGACTCATTACATAATGAGCAATGTCACGAGCCTGTCTGGCTTGGCGGGGTGTCATCATGCCGCCTTCTTGGTATGACTTCATTTCATTCATCGGGCAGACAATTCCAAAGGCTTCTGTGTGTCCATATTGTCTAGCATGGAAGCCAGACCCTTAAGTCTTTTGGCACCTTCTTTTGCATCACCGCCACCAACCTTACGAACCTGTCGTGCGGTGAGTACATATTCGTTAGGGGCGATAGCGGCACCAATCTTTACAGGCCCACCGTTAGCAAGGTTTTGCTTGAACTGCATCTCGACCATTCTGTCCGTTTCAACTTCTTCAGAAAGGTCGCCACCAGATGTGGACAGTTCTTCAGCGAAACGAACCACAAAGTCTTCGCCAAAGTTTTCCACAGCCAGTAAAATAATTTCTTGAGCCCAGCTTTCTTCCATGTTCATCAAGGCTTCCTTAAGCATCTGAAACATTTCTACAATGTCAGCAGATATTTCGGAAGAATCTGGCTTTGTAACTCCTACGCGGTCATCAACTGCACCACTGCTTTCGGGCATGCCGTCTTCTGTGGGCGGGATAAACCCTTCAAACGGAATGTCCACCATGCCACCCTGTGCGTACATCTTCATTCTGGGTGTTTCGTTTTCGCGGCCAAGCTGGGGGCCAGACCTTTCGGACCCACTGTCGCCGTATGAGCCACGGCTGGGCGAGCCACCCTGCATAGGCTGACTGTATGTTCCCTGCCTCATGGGAGTGTACTGACCGGGGAAGCCGTACATGGACTGCATGTTCCCCAGAAAGTTTTGGTATGGAGCAGGCATGCCCATCCCAAAGCCACCACCATACGGATTAAACATGGATGCAGTAGGCGCGTACTGCGGCATAAACTGAGGTGGCTGTTGCCGGTTGCCTCTTAGCGCTCGTATCCCTGCCATGGCGGTCGGAATTGCAATGGCGCTAACCAGTGGGTTAGAAAGAAAATTGGCCGTAGACTGCAAGCCGCCCATAAACCCGCCAGAACCTTGGCCGCTAGTTGCTTGAGGTCCACGTGAATCAATCTTGCTGGCACCCCAACCTGAGGCCATCGCTATTGGCGCTGCGAATACTTGGTGTGGCCCCGGAATCATAGAGGCTGCGCCAGCCACTTTTGAAAGACCCTTTAAGAAGCCGCCCCAGAAGTAACCCGGAAGTGTCGTAATTCCACCGCCAGCATAATTATTTTCGTACATCATCTGCTCGCTTCAATCATGCGCCTGATTTCACGTTCGCTCAGTGTGGTAGCGGGCCGAAGCTCATAGGGCAGATCCTGCCATGTGCCCATGACCCCGGGAGTGTGGGACTTAACAAACTGTCGGCGCATCTCAGGCTTACGCCGCAGTTCTGCCATGACAATATCCTGAACCGGAACACCCATGTCCGCCCGTCTGGTATTCTCAACAAGAGTTGTGGGCATAAGATCACGCATCCGCTCGACTACGGGTCTGGGGCGTGGAATGGGGCTTGGGCTTGGCGAGACCTCAACAGGAAGTGGTGGTTGGGCTTGACCGCGAATTGGTGAGGCTTCAGGTGCAACAGGGGCCTCTTCTCCACCAAAAATCTGATCGAGTGCAAGTGCGCCTGCGCCGCCGCCAATGAGCCACGGAAGAAGATTTCTACCCATTGAGCCAGACGCAGCGCCTGTGCCCGCAGCAGCCGGAATACTTGCAATACCTCTGGGCGCCATTTGTGCGGCAGCCATTGGATTACGCACTACGACAGACGTTCCTGTTGTAGGAGACATGGAGGTCTGCGCCCTCGGGCCAACCGACGTACCTGTCGTCCTGCTAACCTCTACGGGTGGACGCCTAACAAGTGCAGTGCCGGGGCCGGTTCCCTGCCCAACCCTGACTGCTTCATTGGGCTGTCTTACGCTCCGAAAATAATTCCTAAACATTTGGGGGTTTTCCGCAACCATCCTCTTCTGTGCGGAAGTAAGGCCCTGAGTGAGACGATTCCAAGTCGACCCCCCCTGCTTCAGCACCTTGCCAGAGGCAAGCCACCGGACAAGATCAGGGGCTCTACGTGCAATAGATCCAATAGATCGCGCTGTAGCTGGAAGAGATGCAATACCCGAACCCGAGAGACCAATGGGAGGTGCAGACAATAGCACAACATCATCAGGAAGCTCAGGGCCAGCAGCAATACGGCGCAAAAATTCAATAATTTCATCCATTATACTGTCTCCACTCCGAACACGCTAAATACGACATCAGGTCCATTGGTCTGCACTTCTATAGCATCACCATCGTTAAGGGTGATGCCAGCTACAATGACTGCATTTCCTGTTGATGACAAAGATTTGCCGTAAGCAATATAGTGTTTTAGTTCTCTAGGTGCCCGATTAGGTCTAATCGCAATATAGTAAGCGTGATTCCCGCTGCCAGCATGGCAAACAACGATGCTGCTTACAGTGGTCTGGGCTCCATCTGGCACCGTGTAGATAATGCTTTCTGAGGTCGCCCCCTCTGGTGTCGGGCTCACTGACGCAGATCCGGGCCGCAACTGCCCAAGCACCTTGAATGTGTCAGACATTAGATGCACCCATAAACAAGAACTGGTACTTCCTCATCGTCTTAGAGATGCTTGACGATTCAGCAGACTCAAGATTGTTCACATCTGTAGCTACATCTTTGAAGTTCTGCTCTACGGTGCGACGGAATGTCTGTTCTTCTTGGGGGCCATATTGCTGCGGGGCTCCGGGCAACGGTAAATAAGTTTTTTGGGTCATCGCTTTCCGTCCGACCTGACATCAACGCGAACCTGACCAAGCCTCCACCCATATCCAGAGCCAGAGCTTTCTATTTTCATGGATGCTTGGCGGGCGCGACCCCTGATGTGGTCTTGTGTAGAAGTTCTGGTAAACAAGCTCTCTGAGAGCGGCGGGCTGTCCTGCGACCTCATTGGAAAGTCCCTTCCGTTCATCGTCACCTTGACCTGATCTGCTTCGCCTGCATCAATAAACTTGATGTCAGGCAATATGCGGCTCAGAAACAGATACCTGTCTCCGTCACCAAGATCAAAGTCGCTGCTCTCGATGTAGGCAGTCATGGGAGACCCATCGTCATCCCAATCTAGTTCGTGGCTGTATATGTAATTAGGTGCATCATAGCTACCGTCGCTGCCGCCGAACGAGCCGGTGCCTGTAGCTTGCGTACCGACATTGATTGTAAAAAGATTGGCGTTACCACCATACGTAGCACTTGTCACAGTGTGCTGGGTATTGAGCACAAGGCTGCTAATACCATTGCCGCCCTCAAGGCCACTCAAAATAACTTGATCGCCAACACTAAGGCTGTGGGATGGAGAGGTGACAACCACCAAATCAGTACTTGTTGTTGGTGTTTGAATTGGGTTTTCTCCAAGTGTCACACTATTCACGCTGCTTGCTTTTGGGTAAGGCCGAACGGCTGCGTTGTCCCATGCTCCGCGATTCATAGAGCCACAATACCAAATCTGTTCGTCGTAGTTATATACGACATACCTGTCGTTTATGGTTGAGCCAGACGACGGGTAGAACCAGATCACCTCCGAAAAGTCTAGGTTAGTGCCGCAAGCTACCTGAATTGCCTCGTCGTAGTTGAAGTCATCAAATACAGTGCTGAGTACAGGACAACGCAGCCGCTGCACAGAGCCAGAGTAGACATAGAACGAGCCACGGTCCATGAAGAACACAGCGCCGTTCGCATTAGCACAGGCGTTGGGTCCAACCATGGACATACCCCGACCTACATCGTTAAACGAGAAGTAGAACGGTGAGCCTACATAGCGCATGCTCGTAAGCGCAGTGTCGCTCCAGATCAGTGTCTCAAGGCGGGTGCTTAGTGCGCCGATAATTTCAGAGCCAGAGGATAGATCCTGAAATCCTGCGCTATTTGTAGAAAGCGGCTCCCATGTCGTCGGATCTTCTGACGACGACCATCGGACCAAGAGTTTGTCAATTTGATTGCTGCCGATCGGGTTGGCACCGAACGCGATAACGTGCCTTCCTTGCTCCGATGTCAGAACCTGAAGGGCTCGCGTAGGGCAAAATGCTGTTCCAGCAAAATATTTTAGTACGATAGCTTCGTTAGATACTGTAATGGTGGTGCCAATCTGAATAACATATTCAGACCTAGTGTTAACTGCGGTAACAGGCCATGTGCCCAGCAAGTCCACCGTAGAAGCTGATGTTACGACAACGTTGTCACCCACGCCTACCCCGTGGCCCTCATCTTTAATGGTGACCGCAGAACTGGTCGAAGCGCTTGCTAGTCCGGGGTTACCTTCGGATCGGATTCTGTCGTTGAGAGCAACCGCTCTTCCACCAACACTTTCGTCCCAATAATAGATTTTGTCGAAACGCAGGTTAATCAGGAGGTCGTCCCCGTAGTTGTCCATGTTCCATACACGGGCACCAAGAGATCCTTCTGAAGCCTCTGATCCTCCCCACGGTCCCTCGTTCCAGTTTTCCTGACCCCAACCCTGCGGGGGAGTGGATACGTCAGATCCAACATTTGTTTGGTAGTTAGCAACGGCGGCTGAGTATGAGGTTGTAGACGACGGATAATAGCCATCAATCTGAATGGCATACTTGTTTGCTACATCATCTCCGTTTAAGTCGCCTAGGGCAGAGATCCTGTGTTCTTGGTCAACACTACTATCTCCGGTGCCAGAGAGAGTTACATAGTCACCCTCTTGGGCACCATGAATGGTGTCTGTTACAAAGACAAGACTGCTGTTTGCCGTAACATCCACAGTGACAGTTTGGTCTGCTCTGCGAATTGGCGTGATGTCTGTAATCGGAAAAGATGGCGCGGGGTCTGTGTCTGCACCCTGCACAACGTAAACCTTAGAGGTCGTGCCAATACCAAGGTGCAAGGAAGCACCGTTCGTGGCCCAGTTGTGGATGTTGCGGCACTGACCAACAAACCCTTCGGAAATAAACTTTTTCCAGCCACCAAATTTTTCTGCAAACCCTTTGCGGAAACGGACTTTATCAACGTCAAACCAGCTACCCTCATTAGAGTAGTTGGTCCCGTCAGTGTACTGTCCGGGCCTGAACACGAGTTTCAGAAACTGCATCTCACCACTTCACTTTATCTGCCCAATACGCAGCAGACAGCTTGCCCTTTTTGATGTTTTTTGCATGACGAGCCTTAAATGATTTACGCCGATTGGCGTAGCTTTCGGACTCCCCCTGCTTTTTAGGACTACCCTTAACACCCTGCTGCCCGAACCTGATCAGCTTTACTGTATCACCTTCTTTGGCCAGTACAGCGTGAGATTTTTTGGGATGACTAGGTGTTTTCTTGGGCTTGTTGTAGCCAGAAAACTTTTCTTTACCCCTAGTATATTTATCAGCGGGCATTACCTGTTCCTTTTTTCTACCTTACGGAGCATTTCTTTAATATGCTCCTTGTCGGCTTCAATTGCTGCCAGTTTCTCGCCATGTAGGTCTACCTTCTGACCTACACGATCAAGCACTCCGCTCAGATGTCTAATTGTTTCTTGTGTGCCGTTTAGCCCCTGCTTGACTGCACCCCAAGCAGCACCAGCCGCAACAAGGGCAGGAAGAAACTTGACGATAGCTTCCTCTGTCACTTTGGGTCTTCCTTTTCGCAATCACAAGGAGGCTTGGTGGTCAAGATCCGCATCAGACCTTCGGTCATTATCACCGTTGTTTTGCCTACGTTGCTCTTTTTCAAGCCGTAAACAAACACTACAACAGTAGCCAGTACGAAAAATACTAAAATTGCTGTGTTCATTTCTTCTCATCATCTGGCAAAGTAATCTATTACACTATAAGCAAGATTTGCTTCTACTTCATTTGCTCCATCATCGCACATTGTTGCTGTTGCTTCTAGTTTTAGTTGTGCATGATCCGTAATGCTGTCTACCTCAGACTGACTCAAGGAAAAACTTGATTCAGCCTGCCAATTAAGCTCTTCCAGCGGATCTGTGAACGGCCCTGCGGTACCAGAAGCAATTGTTGTAGAGCCCTGCTTTAGTCTTACGGTCCAAAGGACGCTAAACGTGGTTGGCTCAACACCTACCCACTGAAACCTTACTTGATACCTGACTCTCATTCCTTGAACGGCACCAACATCGACCGGCCCAGATGGGTCTGCCATGTTCAAACTAAGAACGTCATCGCCTGTTATTGGGCATGTTTGCGTTGTTGCGCTTGTTGCAGCCTGTGCGTATGCCGCTGTCGTTTCTACGCCAAGTTCTTGCCAAATTGGGTTAACAGTACTAGACGACCACCCAGTAGTGGAGTCGTCAGAAGACGGAACAATCGTTTCCGTTAACGGACCGTTGCCCGTAGACCCGTGATAGCCGCAAAAGGTCATCTTACGCTGGGTGACTAAGTGTGTACGATGCCAGATACACACTATCAGTAGCATCATAGATCAGCGTAATTACGTCCTTTTCCCCGCCAGTTGATGTTGTCAGGGTGGGTGCCGCGTTGTTGCGCCACTTAAAGCTCGCGGGCCAAGTCCAAGACGCCTGAGCCCCGGTCGTTGTCTCTACGATAATCAAATAATTACCACCATCCGCAGGATTCGTTGGAGCATTAAATGTCGCCGCTGCATCATTGGTGATTCTGACGATGTTACCCTGACTCCAATCAATATCTACATTGCCACCGGATGCGGTCAGTCCCGTGACTGTAGCGGCATACACATGGTCTGGCTGTCTGGTAGACAGAACCTTGATCGCAGCCATGGCGTCAACGACGGCGGCACCTGCACCCACGCCGTCCATGTAAACCATCTTGGCTTCGCCGTTTGGGATCGTAACATTCGACCCAGAGCCCTGCGAAATAACAATATCGAAACCAGCGGTCGTGCCATTTTCAATAAACATGACACGAGAAGAAGAGTTTGGCCCGATTGTAATTGTACAAATCTGGGTCATTGAGACATCTGAAGTAATCTTCAGATAGAAAGATCGCGCAGCGTCAGCAGCCCCATCTTGCAGGGTGATTGTAGCTGTTGCCCCATCAGTAATCTCTTCTTCACCGTACCCAAACGCTTCACCAAGCAACTGCATGTTGGTGTTAGTTAGGTTTCCCCAATTACCTTCTTCCGTGCCACTTACAATTTCAGTGAGTCGGAGGTCGTTATTAAATGTGGTGCCCATAATTATTGAGAGTCATCGACAGCCACCCATCCGGGTGTCTGGCTGGTGTTACAAGGTGCCCAAGCAGGGGTCTGTGACTGATCGCACAAAAACCAACCCTTTAGTGCCACGTTACCCTGCTGTGCAAGCATGCCAGCAGATGTGACGGCGGCAGAGTCTGAGGTTTGGTGGTCACGCAGTGCGTTAAATGGCACCAACACTTGTGCGTAACGTGTAACTCTCGACATTACGCAATCCTGATAATGGCATTGGTTGCGTTGGCGTCAGGGAATGTGATTGTGAAATTTCCCGTGACCACAGTTTTATTTGCACCAAAGTCGAGAACCATTATGGCTCTATTCGCTTGGGTGGAGTTGTAGATAAGCGCACCCCGAGCCGTAAAAGTTGCTGAAGCCCACGTTGCGTCGGCAAAGTCGGCAATGGCTGTTGTTCCACTGAGCGATGGGTCAACTTTTGTGAGTGTTTCTCCACCCGCCGTATAGTTTGTACCCGCATCGCTCACCTCACCTGATGTCGTGTACGCTGTTGTTGTAGAGTCAAGATTTGCTACATCAGTGTACAATGCAATTTTGATTGTATCGCCAGAAGTAGTGAAGTTGTGCAAGCCCTCAAGAAGCTCCTTCTTGAATGAGTTGCATAGCCCCTGTGTGATTGCCATAAAAACTCCTAGCCTCGCGGCGAAAGAATGCGGTCGCTGCGATACTCGTCAGTCGTTGTGCGGCCCTCGGACTGCGCCTTAAGTGGTCCCATAGCTTCATTGTACCTGTCTCTGTACAGCGTAATCATGTCTGCGTCACCCTTCATGTAGGTGTACGCTTCAATCAAGCTGCCGTAGAGAAGTGCTTCTTCTGCAAATGTGCCAAGCCACGATGTACCAGCAGTAACAATCGTTTCTGGCAAGTAATAATAATAGATCTCCGTGTCATAACTGGCGTCCGGTGTCGGTCCAATCAGCATCGTATCGGAGTCATATACTGCAAAGTATTTTGGCTGTCCCGTAGTGGCGTCATTCGGGTACGTCTGTCGAATGAACCCCGGCTCACGCACCAAAAGATTCTTCCATGATCCAGATACGTCGATCTGAATGTGGGACGGCACGAGAAAATCTGTGGGTAGCGTCAAAAATTTATTTCCAAGCGTCATTTGTCCCATCTGACACCTGTAATTCACAGGAAGGTTTACCGTTCGGTAGATCCTGTTCTCTGCAATCTTGACGAAATTCGGGACATTTCCGACAAACGACGTTTCATCGTTTTCGCAGTAGTCCTGAATTGTCTGGTTTAGTTCTGAGTAGTTCATGTAATCACCACACCAACCCTGCCAGAGCCGCTAAACGCTACGATGTTGCCATAAGACCCAGCGTTGCCATTACCCACTGGATTAAAAGCAGACAGCTTCCTGCTTTCATCTTGAGCCGTGTCGGGGCGTGGGTTTTCCAGTGCCTGTGGATCTGTGTAATCTCCCATTTTGCCCAAAAAATTCTGTGGATGATCTGAGTCCCACACATCCTTCCCTACCATAAGACCTGTTTTGACTCCTGCCACATACTCTGGCTTCAGGTCGGACAGCTTGTAGCGGAACCCAGTGCGGTCGCAGAACCCGTATGCGTATTCACCAGAAGCAGTCCTAGACACGGTAGCCTCCCGGTACGAGGCGCATAGAAGACCTGTCGCGGTCCTGAGACTGCGCAAGGTCCCACTGTGCCTCATACTCCGCCTTGAGCATTGGAGCGCGCTGTAGGGCCTCTGGGTACTTCATGCTGATCTGGTACGCCAGACCGGCCACAAGACACGGCAGAAAGCGGAATGGCGTGTCTGCGGTTAGCTCACCCGACTCCCCGGCATCTTCAATTCTACGCAGCCTCTGGTAAACAAACGTGTAGTTTTGATCGGGCACCGGCCACAGGTACGCCACTGGTGCATCCTTTTGTTTGTCTACAAAAATATTTACAGGGCGTCCTGTAGAGTTTTTGTTGGGCAGGTTTGAGTACTGAGAAACACTGATACGCGACAGACTTAGATCGTTTTGAGTCTGGCCAGATCCGGTACGAATCCAATACTCAATAAGATCTACCGTATCAGCAGGAAGCGTTACCGTAGCTACGCCATTTGTAGCCGTAGCGGTCCCCTGCTCGACAGTCCAGAAGTTTGTGCCCCTGTTTGACCATTCAATTGTCAGAAGATTTAGAGACCGGATAGCGGTCTTCATGTCGTATCCGGTGCGCAGCTTCAAGCCGCAACGATCGAATGCTTCTTCTACAATCTCAGAAAGATCTAGGTCAAATACTGATGTTCCAGAAGTGGCCATGTATACCCCTAAACAATAATAAAGGTATCGCCGGATACAGACGCCGTAGCAATACCCTCACTGTAGCTAATTACACCGCTCACGCTAGTGTAATCAGTAATTACAGCGGCGCATCCTTGAGCAGTGCCAGCGGTAAATACAATAGTTCTACCAATAAGCTCGTTGTTTTCAAATCCTGAAAGATCTGATTCATTTGACGTAGTTGTTGGCGTCCCACTTGCAGCACCTGTGATGATACCAGCCGCAGACGCCTTGAGCTTCTGCTCTTCCGATGTCTCAATCGTAAACTCTGCAACCCACGCTTCTACAGTTTCGCCGTCAACGGTAGCAGTCGGCGTAAATGCAACATTATACTTTTTACCAAGCTCCCAAAAAGATGCAGGATTGGATGTCATATCAATAGTGAATACATGCAGTCCTGTGCTACCATTGATTGCTTCGTTAAAGGCGTATCCAGTAGTGTCGGCCCTAGCGGTTGTGCCGTCCTTGTAAACCTCAAAGTCGCCAACCACGGGCGTTGCACTGAACCCGACAGTGCCGCCAGACCCAGTGTTGGTACTAATGGGAATATAAAGCGTTGAACCAAAGTCAACGGTTCCAAGATGAATCATGTTACAACCCCATCGGCTTCAACACGGTAAAGTATTTTACAGTGCTAGTAATAATATCTGGATAAGTGCCGTTCGATTCGAGTGCAGGCCCGTATTTAGTAGCCGTCAAAAAATTTGTCATTGTGTACGAATTAAATCCTTTTGATGATTCATTGACACTCGTACCAATTTCATATCTATAGTTCCAATTATCTAAGGTTATCTTGTCACCTACGACTCGAATACGAAACCTCAGAAGATTTGTGTCGGTGCTGCCAGAAGCATTGGCAAATGAAACCGTAGATTCTGTGCCAGCAACACATTCGTAAAACGTATACCTAGTGCTACTACAAGTTACCCTGTAGTAATTGTTTTCGTCCACATACCGAATAACAGCACCACCACTGGCCTCAGATCCTGTGTCATAGTTGGTGTCTATGACCATGTCAATCACGACATCTGTTTCACCAGTATCTATGACGGCAGCAAATGTATCGGTAGACCTAGCGTTGAAGTTTAGCGTTGCGAGCATATTGCTCCCTGTGCCAAAAAACTCGCCAATCTGAACAGTGTCCGAGTTTACTACCGAAATACTGTATGTTTTGCCTTCATAGCTTGGGAGAGGGCTACCTCCGGGATCTGTTACAACATTTGTAAGAGTTAGCCTGTCGCCATTATTTGCTCCATGTCCCACAACAGTAAATTGATGTTGCTCACTAGACCCCAAATTTCCTACGTACACACCAGAAACACTACTAAGAGGGCCTAGTCTTGGCTCAGGCAGCACCAAGTTTCCATTGCTTGCTATGTGTCCATTTGCGCCAGTACCAAACAAAGCCCTTGCATCAAATGTCGGGTTTGATCCGTCAAATGAATAGTCAACTGTTGTACCGTTTACTGTAAGAGAATCACCCTCGAAGGCATGGTAAAACAAAACCTGTTGAGGGTAATCCAGTATAGGTATTTCGGTAAGCTTTGTAGCATTAAATGTAGCTCGCGGGTCTACCTCTTTTTGCAAAAAGGCTTCCCACAACTCAGTTACCTTTGCTTGATCTGCTATATAGTCAGTAATCCAAGTAATATTTTGAAACTTGCCGTCGCCCCCGCCTGTGCCAAACATTTCGACACCAAGGTCACTTCCGCTCCATGCGGCAGTTGACCAACCTGATGCAGTGCCAGCCTCTTCTCCATCTAGGTAAACAACAACATCGCCACTGCCGTTGACTGTAAAGACCACCAAGCGAACAAGACTGCCCTTATGCCTAGTAAACCTGTTAGAAAGAGCTAATGACTGACCGTTATTGTTACTCGAAACAAATTGTGAGTTATCAACATCAAACTTCAGACCCTGTTCAACTCCAGCCCTGAACCGAAGAATTTCTGCACCGCCGTCAATCTGGTCATGAGTGTAGGCTGAAATAAATGTTCCGGGTCCACGAGGTTTGACGTTGGCAGCAGGAATTAAATCTGAAGTAGGTATCACCACAGAAAGATTTCCTGCACCAGATCTATTGGCACTGGACGTAAACGTGCTATTAAACGGTGCCCTGCCTAGTTGAGTAAGCCCTTCTACAGTCAGACCTTCGTTCTGGTAGTCTGCATGATATGAGTTGGGGCCAGAATCTATTGCAACGCTACTGCCTGTTGCTTCTTGGAAGTAAAAAGCAAATCCTTCGCCCGTCAGGATTCCATTAATAACAGTTCGCAACGTAGCCCCAGCCGAACCTCTATGTATGTAGTCATAGAAGCTGGGTGTCGGCCCAACAAGAGACCCCCAAAGGTTGACAGGCTTTACGGGCATTAGACGTATTTCTTATCCATAACAAGCATGACAAAGTAGCGGTCACTCAAGTCAGCACCTGTCGTAGTAAAGTTAATATCACCCGTAACACCGGCACCTGCATTGTTTGTAAGCGGCCCAGTATCCCTGAAGTCAAACACACCCTGACTACTCAGGCTCAAGCAAAGAGCGTCAACCGTGGCATCCCACAAAATATCTACAGACATGCCAGACAGGTCGTAATAAATACGACTAATCGCAACCTCGGTGCATACACGTCCTGTGCGACTTTCAGGCTGAAGTGTAGATACATCTACTTTCTGTACGGCAGCTTCACCTGTTCCGTCAGAAATATTTGTGAACTTCATAACGACTTGCCGGTCGCCATCGTGAATGATCTGTGTTGTTACTGCGTCAGCCATTTTTCACCTTCAGTTAATATTTTTTACGCATTACAAGTGTAACGGAGTACGACGACCCTGCTGTGGCTCCGTTTGTGCTGAACAAAATGTTGCCTGTCTTTCCGGCACCGGCATTGTTTGTAAGTGGACCAACCGCCCGGAAGTCCCAATCAATGCCAGAATCACCACTAATAGACAAACAGTGCTCTGGTGATGTAGCATCCCACAAAATATCTACATCTACACCAGATGTAATTGCTTTAATTTGTTCAATGGAGACTTCTCTTACTGGCCTGCCAGTTCCCTCCTCTGGCAAAAGCTGTGATACATCGACCTTGAGTGCTTCAGTCTCATCGGCACTAAGAATGTTTGATATTGTTATCACCGTCCGTGAACCAAAATCAATTGACGTAATGGGATCTTCTGTAATAGAAGTCTCCGTGCCGTACAGTCGGAAAACGACCTCTTGACTGTCACTCGGCGTGGGGACGAACCCATTGAGGTTGACCACCTGTTTCAACAGATAGCCAGAACCGGATGTGTCGTCGACTCCCAGATTTACTCTGTTCGAGACATCGTAAGCTATGTCCTGACGCTCCAGATAGATAAAGAACTTGTCCCAAGAACTGACATCTACCGGCGAGCTGAAGGGGAACCAGTACGTGGTGATTGATGTCGCTATTCCACTGAGATCGTAGGCCGCACCGGATGCCGTAGCTGCGGCGGTCAATTCCGCGTCCTCTACGGCGCCCATGATCTGATTGATCTTGGGAGTGAACAGCGCTGTGGGTGTGCCACCACGCGACAGACCCATGCAAAAACCATTGATCGTCGTGTAATTTCCCACATCAAACAGAAAGCCAATGCGGTAGTAACCGCCGCTCCAGTTGGTAGTGTTTGTAGCGGTCGCCGGATCGGCTACCTGACTCACCAATAGCGAGCCGACGGCGTTGCCAGCGCAGAGGATATGGGGTTCGCCCGCAGTCGAGCCGCTTGCGGAATAAACAGCAAAGTTCCAGTCAGAAGTACCTGTACTTAGGACTGAGAATCCGGTGCCAATGTCCACCTGAGAGCCATAGATAGGTGAGGCCCTGCGTATTGTTTTGCCGCCAGCGTATGCGTCACCACTTTGAATCCGTATCACGATGCCATTAGTGGCATCCTGAAAGTGTTCAAAGAACTCCGCAACTATTACGTATTTTGTGTTTGCGGCTGGGGTCCACGCAGACAGCACCGGATAGTAGTCTGCTTCGCTATTTGAAATATCTGTTGCATAAAACGGACTTGTTGCCAGTGGTGAGCCCGTTGGCAAGTCAGATGACTGTGCATAAACGGCGAACCTCAACAACCCCTGCTTATTGGCGGTGGTGTGCCGCATCCTTACGCGCAGCCCGCTTACTTCTGATGGGCTGTTACCGAACGTCACGCTCTGCCCGATACCACTGGGATAGGAAGATTCGGATACGTTACCGTCATCCGAAGTCTGCTCTTGGTCCACCACCCCTGCCGGGGCTGAAGTCGGTAGGCTAACGCCTCGGTATGCGTGAAAACGTGGTCCCATCAGACGATAACAAAGGTGTCGTTTTCAAGCGGGGCGGTCGTGATCGTGGTGAAACCGACCACCCCATCCGTTGCGGTGTATGACACGATTCGCCCCGCTTGCCCTGCCGCCGTGCCACCCGTGAACACAATCGTGCGTCCGACGAGTTCACTGTTCGCATAAGCCGTTAGGTCAGACGAGCAGGAAGCCGTCCCAAGGCTCGTGGCTCCGACCGTGCCGGTGATGTACGGACTTACGATTGTGTCTACATTAGCATCAACAATCGCAAGGTCTGCGGCAGAGGCTGTATATGTGCGATCCACGACACCCACGCGCCACG